TATCTATCTCTGGTGCCGCCGGCTGCCCTGGTCATCGCTTCTTGATCCCCAGCGAGCCGAGACCTTCTTCGTCCCGCCCCCGGGCTTGTTGACGATGGGCTTCTCGCCGCGGTTTACCCGCTGCTGGTTGGCCTGCTTCCTGGCCGCCAGCGCTTTCAGCGCCCTCCGCCGTCCTGGTGTGCTCATTCTGCATCGTCCTCCCCGCTCGGGTAGTCCGCCGGCAGCCCCCTCGCCCGTCGTTGGGCGCGCGTCTCCTCCAGCAACCGGGCGATCTCCCCCGTCCGGGCCGCCATCTCCTCTCGCAGCCGCATGATCTGCTCCGCCGTGTTCCGACGATCTGCGCGGTCCTCTTCCATGCGCTCCTCGATCCGCAGGTAGGCCTCGCTCGCTGCGGTATGGACGGCGGCGCAGGTGTCTCGGTAGACCACCCCGTCCTCAAGCTTGACAAGGCGCCCGTTCTGCGTCCGGACCTGCTCCTCCACCCGGCTGACCTTGCCGGCGAGGTGGTTCCAGGCAACCAGGCCAGTCACCATCAGCGGTGCCACGATGGCCCCGGCTTGCAATATCATGTCGCTGGGCACCAGCATGGCGGCCTCAGAGGATTCCCTTGAGCCGCCGCACGGCAGCGTGAACCATCGCGTCGAGGCCTCGGTCCGCGACCTTCCGGGCGGCCTTCCCGCCGAACTCTCGGGCATGATCCACGGCGCTGGCGTGCATCATGGCGTTCGTCTGCTGCGTGTCCGGCTCGGCACGGTACTTCTGCCGCGCTGCCAGCACGCCTTCGACTACCAGGCGCTCGACGGCCTCAGACCTTTCCTCCGACAACTGAAGGCCGACGCGCTGTAGGTAGCGGGCCAACACCGCCGTGGCAGCCACAAGCAGCAGGGCCAGCAGCCCAGCCAGCGCATCTACAAAGATCCCCGACGTGAACACACTGTCAATCAGGTCCACCAGTTACCTCCTCCTGAGGCGCCCGCACTACTTGCCGAGCAGGTTGCCCCACTGACGGGGCGACAGGGCAGTGTAGAGCACCTGCCCAGCTACCCACGTCAGCAGGATCAGCATGTGAGGCCCGACATCAACAGGCACCAGGCCCAGCTCGACCATGAGCGCTACGGCAAAGGCTCCCACGGCAGAACGAGTAGCGCCCCCGAGCGCACCCCGGGCCGTCTGCTGGCGCCGGCTCCTCTGCTCTGCCGTCATTCCCCGGGCCGGTTGACGACCGAGTTGGCCGCGATCCCCGTAACGAGTGCCTGTAGGAAGGCCAGCAGCGGGTCCGTCGTCGTTGCCAGGCCCAGGGACGCCCCACAGCCCACCAGGGCAGCCGCGATGGTGTTGACGGGCCGCGCCAGGACCCAGCGCCGGAAGACGGACCACTCGCTCGCGCCGTCCTCCTTGCCGTCCTCGGTGCGCTTCTTGATGACGTGGACGATCTGACCACAGATGGCGCCAGCGACCACGATCAGGTCCATGTCGATCATCTCTGCCCCCCTCTCCTACATGACAGCCCGGAGCCGCAGCAGTCCGCGCACCGCCTTGTCGTGGTGCGTCCTGATGCGACCCGTAGCCGTGGTCTGTGCTCCGTCGTCGATGAACTCCTGCAAGACTCCGAGCCAGAAGGCCCGAGTCAGTCCCGTCGCGCCAGAGAGCGGCACGTCCACCTGCACCCACTGCGAGTCCACGGCGTCAGGCAGGACCGACACGCCGATCGCTGTGAGCGCAGAGTCGATAGCCACGGAGTCCACGTAGGCGGCCGTCGTTGAGCAGGCCACCGCGCGCTCCGTCGCCTGGGCCGTGAGGATCGCCACGTACGCCTGCCGCTGGGGAGCGTCCGTGGTATCTACCTCGACGATGATGGTCTGCGCCCCGAGGGGCAGAACCAGCAGAAGTAACGCGAAAAGTGCCATGTGAGTCTCCTTAGTCCACGTCGTTGTCGCCAGAGGTGGACGTGCCTGAGTTGTCAGTGATGCCCGCCGTGCCCCAGCCGTCCAGCCGGTTGCCGTCCACGATGCAGTTCTCAGCGTCTATGTCGATCAGCACGCCCTGGGCGTCGCTGGAGATGTTGCGGCTGTCGGTGATCTTGGAGTCGTCCCCGGTGCCGGTGATGTTGATGAACACGTTGTCCGAGGCTATCCCAATGACGTTGTGGATGTTCACCCGAGCCGACACCTCGATCCCGTCGAAGGCGTTGCCTCCGCCGGCCGTCGTCTGCACTGCCAGGTCCGAGATGGTCACGTCCGCCGCCGAGGCATCAATAGCATCGTCGGTCGTGGCGCCGTCAATGATCGTCCGTCGCCCGGCCCCGGAGATGAACATGCCCTGTTGGTCGGCATTGAAGGAGGGGTAGGTGCCTTGCCGGAAGGCCACCCGGCCGACCTTGGCGTTCGCCGCCGCATCCACCGCGTCGTCACCGTGCCAGAAGACTCCCACGGCCCCGGCGCTGTCCACCACGGCCACCTCGCCCACAAACGGCTGCACGTAGGGCCACTGGTAGCTGGCGTAGCTGGCGACCTGCGGATCGGGCTGCACAAACTGCACCCGGGTCGTCGTCACCATCGCCACACCGATGGAGTCGGCCCCAGGGATCGGGATGAGCGCGGCGTCCTGGATGTTGCCTCCCGGCGAGCCGTAGCGCTTCCAGGGAATCAGCGTCGTGCCGCCCACCTGGAAGACCGTCAGGCTGTCCTCGTCGCCGGCCAGGGCCCAGTCGTCCCAGGCGTCTACGTAGTCGATGTCTGTGGAGCAGATCGCATCTGAGGGATCGACAGTGGACTGGATCGCCCTGAGCCCATCCGCATACATGGCGCGGATCTCCAACGGGGTCAGTATGTTTTTGGAGATGGCAACGTGATCGATGAGGCCGTCGAAAAAAAGGGTTCGAGTGCCGCCGCCGCTGTTATTCGCACCGATGGTGAGAGAGTCAGGAGTGACTAACTCAACGGTCGCTGCGAGCGAAGCATCTTGTACATGAAGTTCGCCATCAAGATACACGTCAAAAGATGTAGGCTGTGTTGCAGAGGAATTGTAAGTTGCGACGGTGTGATGCCAATTGGCATCGTATACATCGGTAGCCCCAGTGATAATATCAGGTACCCCAGCTCCGCGAGTTTCGCCAACGAGGTATCCAGACGTGTTTATAGAAATATAGAACACCTCTGCTGCTCCTGTGCCCCTCAAATCCCCCAGATCGACTAAAGACGCTACAGCCGATGGATTCGTCGCACTGGCGCTCTTGAACCACACGCTCACGCTGCGGGGGACGTTATAGTCGCTATCACCATCGCGCTTCAGGTAGCTGTCTGAGGTGCTGGAGTAGCCAGTGCCGAAGACCGCCGCAGCATATCCGGGCGTACCCACGGCCGTCAGCGAGTTGGCGTAGGGGCTCACATCCAAGGCGTTCCCGTCGAGAGGGTAGACGCCAACCGCCGAGCCCACGGCGTAGGGCGCGTTGAAGCCGTCCTCGATCAGGACCTGACCGCCTCGGGTATTATCATTTGCCTTGGCGTGCAGGTAGACCAGACCACTATCGGAGCCGACCAAGATAGCCGCCGCGTTGGTGCCTGCGGCAGATCGGCCAGGGACCACAGCCACGCCCTGAAAGATGGCCGCGTTGCCCCAGGCCAGATCCTCGCTCCCCGAGCCGGAGTTGATCCATACCTCATCGTCGGTCCAGGAGTCTGCTGTCACGTCGCAGACCGTGCGCGAATAGCGCAGGCCGTCCTGAGTGGCCCCGTCCTCGAAGGCGTACCAGCCCCCCCTGGCATCTGCCGCTGCCGCGTCGTTATCGTCGGTATCGGCATTGTCAAGGATGGCATTGGTCCAGGGATTGTACGTAGACGCCCCACCGTCCGTACCTACCGTCCACCACTGCGCCGGTCGGCCCGAGCCGCCCTGCATCTTCAGACCGGAGGGATCTCGAACAGCCACCACGGCACCGACCGCCGCGTTGACGATGGCCGGCGAGGTGGACAGCACCAGATACCCCTTGGCCCCGTTCCGGTTGTTGAAGTTGCTCGTGTCGATGTAGGCCGAGATCCCAGTAGTCGAGAACAACACCGCCTTGTCCGAAGCCCAATCGAACTCGACCAGCCCTGCCGCCGTGGCGAAGCGCGTCACTCCGTCCAGGTCGGATACGTCGGTGATGGCCGAGTTGCCGATCAGATTGCTCGCCGCCTTAATGAAGACCGCGTATCGGGTCATGTCGTCCCGGTTCCAGAGCACCGCCGAGTCTTGGCCCGTGGTGATCGTCCAGGCGTACCGCGTCGGCCGCGCTCCGACGGTCTTGTAGTGCCCGGTGTTCCGCTCCGCCGCTCTGAAAGCCGCCAGATCCCACATCACCGCCGGGTCGGTCAGGTCGCCGACGATGATCTTCTTGCCGGAAGCGTTGGTGGCGAGGGTGCTGTCTGGAAGCGCCAGAGGATTGTCCGCTAAGATGTCCCCGATGTTGGGGGCATTCACATTGCCAGTGAACCGTGCCCCATCGTTCACGATAATGGAGTCTTCTAGAGCCAGCGACTTTCCACCCTCGCTGCCGGTGATGTAGAGCGGTCGGGTCCGCGTGTCCCATCCCGTCTGCGCCCAGGCCGACACGGCGCAGAGCAGGACCAGTAGGTACGCCCATCGCTTCATCTCATGTCTCCTTAGAAGCTCGGCCCAGCCGAGTCGGTGGTCAGGTTCACGCGCTGCCCGTCAGACGCAGAGCTGGGGTTCGAGCCCGCCTTCATTCTGGCTGCCCCGCTGTCGTCCCAGAGGCGGATCGTACCAAACAGCACGGGGGCCCCCCAGGTGCCGGCCACTTGGATGGTTCCGGTGACCACCCCGTCCGCGGCGTCTGTGTCCATGATGGTGTTGAGTGCTTCGTGCAGGTGGTCGGCGTTCTGCCGGGAAACGTTAAGATAGTCCTCTGCCGTGGCATCTGTCACCACCCACCTGGTGCCAGGCCCGGTGAAAGGATATGTGTTAGCCATCTCTGCGCTCCCTCACACGATGGTGTAGGTGCCCGAGTCCGGCCCGGTGTAGCTGATGGCGCTGTTCGGGTCGAGGTCCCAGATGCGTCCGTTCCGCAACGTCGCCCAGCCGGACTGTACTAGCTGCTCCGGTGTCGCCGCCCCTGCGTCCGGGTAGCCTGCCACCACCACGCGACCCACCGGATAGTACGAGTTCGGCATCTGCACTGCACGGATGCGGATGTAGGGGTCGATCGGCGTCATGGGTCGCAGTCCAACAACCATCCACTTCACCGTCAGTCGGTAGATCGTCCAGCCATCTTCGAGCGCCATGTTGACGGTGCCGAGCTGCGGCACATCCACGTCCACTGTCGAGGCCCCAAGATCGACAGCCGTCACCTTCGCCACCAGTGGCTGAAAGGTGCGTGCGTGAATCACCAGCACGTAGTCGTCAGCGCGCAGCAGTCCTGCCGTGCCTGTAGCCACGGACCAGGTAGTGGCCCCCGAGATGTGATCGCCGTCCAGCACCGTCATGGCGACTGGCCGCTTGCTGGCCCGCAGCTTCCAGTGGTCCAGCATCAGCACGTCGCCAAGCTGCACGTCCACGCCCGTATGATGCACCTGGAAGGTCACGATATCCCGGGGGAAGGCAAACCAGTCCTTGACGTGGCTCAGGAAGTACCCGGCCGTGTCATCGTCAACGATGAAGGGGCATGTGTACCCACCGTCGTCGAGAAACGAGACCTGCTGCGTCCCGAGCGCCTGCACCCGCTTGTAGGACAGCTGCGAGACGAGCATCACTCCGTCCACATTGGGCCCCAGGTAATAGGCCGTCGGCGCGGTGATGGTGCTGGACGGTCCGCCGTCCTCGGGGCTTACCTGCAGCTGCGTCTGCGAGGCCGCATCGGCGGTCACGATGTAGTTGACGTCCCCGCTGATGTAGATGCGCTCGCCTGCTCTTACCTCTCGATCCATGAAGGACGCGCCCAGGTCCTCAAACACACCCACTGCCGTTAGCGTGCATGTGCCGCTCAGCCGATACTGGCCCGTTGCTGCAACCTGCTTGCGGTAGTCCCCGCTCGGCCCGTGGTAGCGGTACCGGATATTGGCTTCGTTGATGATCTCGGAGGCGTCTACCGGCTGCACCTGGAACGGGTCGCCCCAGGTAGATGGATCGCCGCTCTCCCCATTCAGGGCCGGCATGTGCCAGTCGCCGGAGAAGAAGTGCTGCGGAGTGCGCAGCTTGTCCATCGCGGCTACCGAGAACCCGCCCGCCTCGGGGAAGAGGTGTAGCCCTGCCTGAAAGCAGAAGTTCCCCAGGAAGTCCTCACCCCCCACGATATTGATGGCCCAGTCGAACAGCCATGTCGTGCGGGACGCCGCTGCCGCTACCCACCCTGACACGACCTTCGCTGTCGGCAGTGTCAGGAAGTTCGTGTCCCGCATGATGGCCTGAAGCTGATGCACCGGATTCCGCAGCACCGTTCCTGCGCCGGCGATCACCGCACCGTCCACGTAGTTGGCCGCCTGGTCCTCATAGCCCGCTATGGCCTGCCAAAAGGAGGGGGCTGTCGTGGTGAAGCTCGCGTAGTCGTCGAACTCAACGCTGACCTTCAGGTCCTTCATCTGCGTGCTGCCCGCGCCAGGGCCATCGACGGCGATCTTGAGAAAGGCCAACTGCCACGACTCCCAGTCGGCGAGCGTCAGAGCGTAGCTCTGATTCCCGTTCAGAGCGCTGGGGCCGTTCTTGAGATCGGCGCCGTCATAGACGCTCAGTGTGTAGTCGCCGGTTGCCACAATGACGAGCGTGATACCCGTCATGCGCCCCAGGGCCGGCGCACCAGCCAGGTAGACGTCCAGGTCATCCCCTAGGACAAGGGTGGCGTCGGTGGCGGTGTTCCCGTCGATGGCGTTCACGTAGTCGGCAACGTCGTTGGTGTCTGCCGGGCGGATCGGCCGCAACACCAGCACCCGCTCGGGTCCATCGACCGTCACAGATCCGTCGCCCAGGTCGGTCGAGTTCACCACCTTGGCCAGCACCCCGGCGCCTTGGTACCACTGATAGACGTCCGCCTGTGCGTTGTTCCTCCATCCGGCAGTACCCCTGGAGGTGTACTTGTCCAGCACCCGCACCGGGGCCAGCACCGCGGAGAGCCCGTCACCGTCATCGGGTCCGTGGTTGAGGTGCCCGAAAGCCTGCGGGATGATCTGGCCCGGATCGTAGGCGTATGGGTAGAGCGCCGGGTTCAGGGTCTCGACGGGGAAGTCCCGCAGCAGGCTCTTGCTGTCGTCCTTGACCGTCAGCAGCCACTCGTTGTCCTCGATGCTGTGGCGCTCGATCACGCCGCGCACCAACTCGAAGCGGTCTGCCAGCACCTCGGCGCCGCTGACGAATACCTGAGTCAACACCACCGGGTCGTTGACGACTACGTATTCGTCCGTCAGGGCTGACTCGTCCTCCTCGTCCCGGATGCGGAAGGACAGCCCGCCCACAGTGGCCAGGCCGCCCCGATCCGACAAAGAAGATTCGGAAATGTCAAGGCCAGATACCGACAACAGGTCGCTGTAGGTGTAGACCCCGATGGTATAGGCACGGGTGCCCCAGCGCCGGTCCTCCGTCGCCAGCCCGAACTCGTCGAAGGCCGCGTCGAGCATCCAGACGCAGTTAACCCCATCGAGGGCCTTCTGTGCCAGTGCCTGTGCCGAGAGCGCTATCACGCAGGGATCACCGCCAGCACCAGGTCAACGACCCACTGCTCGTAGCCCACCTGTTTGCCTGGAAGCCCGCCCATGTACTTCACCGTAAAGGCGCCGGCCTCCCAGTCGGTGTAGGTGAAGGCGTAGGTGGCACCGACCACTGTGGTGTTGACGAAGGATGCCAAGGCGTTGTACTGCGCCTCTGTCAAGTCGGTGAAGTGGAGCGTCGGGGTGGACACCATGCCGGCGCTCAAGGTCACAGAGGTAACATGGCCGCCGAAGGTCCGCGCCCGACGTTGCACCAGAACATCGCCTGGCTCTTCGGGGTAGTCAGGGCTCGGCAACTCCAGCGTGGTAGACCCGTAAGTCAGGTAGACGGACATGGCCTATGCCTCTCCTGCCGCAGCGTCGATCTGCTCCAGCACCCACGCCAGCTCAGCCCAGGCCCGCACATGGAGGAGATGCAAGTCACTGCCGGGCTCGTAGAGCGTGTCCAGGTTAGCCCGCTTGCGCGCTACGAGGCGACGCAGGCCCTCTCGCCCGTTGCGGGCTTCACCCCGGCGCTTGCCCTCCAGCCACACTACCTGCCAGGCGTCGCCCAGGGACGGCAAGCAGGACAGGACGCGCCTCGTCTCGCGCATCAGGTCAAGCACCTGCTCTGGGGTTGCTGCCATCGTACCCTCCGCCTCAGTATGGAGTGTAGCTGCCGCCACCAGGTAATTGCACCGTGCGGTCGGAGATGCCCTCGTTGACAGCCGCGGCCACTGCCTGGTTGAACCCGCTGGTGTCGATGCGCACCAGGCGGGACAGGTCAACGGTGACGGGGCTCACCGCCGCAATCATGGCACCTACGGCAGCCTGAATCGCCCGGCTCACTGCTCCGGCGTTGTCGAGGAAGTAGTAGAAGAAGTCATCGCTGACCGGGAAGCTAACCGTGTCCTGAGGCCGCAGCCGCACCTTGTAATCGGTCAAGATCAGACGGTAGTAACTCATGGCGTCGGGGATGCCCCGGGTCATGATGAACTGCAGCGAGGTGGAGGATCCGCCCGCGGAGCCGTACCCGTGCATGGCATGGAACTGATCCTCGCTCGGGAACTGAAGAAACTCAGCAGGTGTAAGTGCATCGTCGCCGTAGGGCTTGAGATGGGTATTGCTCAGCACACTGCGGTAGTACGTCATGGCGCCGTGGATGCCGTCAGGCATCATGTCGGCCAGGGAACCTGCTGCACCACCGCCTGCCCCACCATGCACAACCAGGAACTCATCGGCCGTCGGAAACTCGATGAAGTCCCGGGGCAGCAGGGCATCATCACCGTAGGGCTTGAGATGCGTTGCTGCCAAGACAGAGCGGTAGTACGCCATGGCGCCGTGGATGCCGTTGGGCATCGCATCAGCCAGAGAACCCACTGCGCCCCCACCCTTGCCTGCGTGGATGGCTGCAAACTCATCTGCCGTGGGGAACTCGATGAAGTCCCGGGGCGCTAGGGCATCATCACCGTACGGCTTGAGATGCGTTGCTGCCAAGACAGAGCGGTAGTACGTCATGGCGCCGTGGATCCCGTTGGGCATCGCATCGGCCAGGGAACCTGCTGCGCCGCCGCCTGCCCCACCATGGAGCGCCAAGAAGTCGTCGGCCGTGGGGAACTCCAGGTAATCCCACGCGGTAAGTGCGTCGTCGCCGTAGGGCTTCAGGTGTACATCAGCCAGGACGCCCCGGTAGTACGCCATCGCACCGTGGATGCCGTTGGGCATCGCATCCGCCAGCGACCCCACTGCGCCACCACCCTCGGTGCCGTGTAGCGCCAGGAAGGCCTCGCGATCGGGAAGCTCAAGAAACTCAGTCGGCAGCAAGGCGTCGTCGCCATAGGGCTTGAGATGTACCCCAGCCAGGACAGAGCGGTAGTACGCCATCGCACCGTGGATGCCGTTGGGCATTGTATCCGCCAGCGACCCGACCTTCCCTCCCCCCTCGCCACCGTGCTCCGCAAGGAACTCATCAGCCGTGGGGAACTCGATGAAGTTGGTGGCGTACAGCGCGTCGTCGCCGTACGGCTTGAGATGCACCCCAGCCAGGACGCCCCGGTAGTGGTCGAAGGCCCTATGCAGCCCTGCCGTCATGCGGGCAGCCAGCCCCCCCTCGCCTGTATAGAGGGCTGCAAAGTCCGCTTCCGTAGGAAGCTGGATGAAGTCCCCGGCTACCGCCACGAGCGGGGTCACGGTAACACCTGAGGCATCGACAGTCCCGCCTACGGTACTGGCCGTCTTACTAGCCACCTCTCCCCCGGTAGTTTCTCCAGTAGCGCCAGTCCCCGCAGTACTGCCAGAGCGGTAGGTCAGGCTCTCGATCTGTTGCATCATCGCCTGGTAGACCTGCCTCTGGCGAATCACATCGCCACCCGCATTCTGGAACTGCGGCGCGAACTCGGCGCGAATCCGCATCTCCTGCCCGGCCAGCCAGAGCCGCTGTGCCGCCGACTGGGAGTCAAGCTGAGCCGTCGTAGACTTCGCGGCTGCCCGCACCCCTTCGACGGCACCTTCCATGTCCAGCATAGTCGATGCCGCTTCCATCAGCGTACCGGATCCGCCAAAGACAGACTCAAGCTGCTCCTGCCATCTCGCAAACCCCTCTCCGAAGTTCTCCCCCATTCCCATGTCATTGATAATGTCCAGCAAAGCCTTGTAGGAAGCGACGCCGCCATCACCACTAAGGAAAGATCCTGACGCGAAACTCTTGGTCACCTGACCAACGTCCATCAGGAACATATTCATCTGCTCGAACTCAGAGCGACCTGGATACTGGGCCCTCACGCTCTCGTAGAGCTGCTGCAAGGGGCGCAGTGCCGACTCCATTGATGTGATATAGCCCTCGGGCTGGAGCTTCTTCATTAAGGCCGAGGCGCTGTCGCCTGCCCTCGTGTTAATCTGGGCATTTAGCGAAGCCAGCTTCTCGATCTCATCACGGATCTTCGCCGAGTTGTCCTTGAGCCAGCCCGTTTGCTCTACGATGGCACCAATGATGTTGAGAGTCCCGCCAAGTATATCTCCTGAGAAGAAAGAAGCCGCCGCATCGAAGAATAGGGCTGATTCAGGCGCTACCTGCTTCAGTATGCCTAGCCCACTGCGCAGCACCCGCTCGTAAGCGAGCTGCTGCTTCTGCGCGTCCTGTAGCGCGTTCGACTCCCTCTCTCGTGCTGTGGCCAGCTTGTCGATGCTGTTTGCTTCTCCTGCGGGCGCATACCCGGCGTACTTCCCAAGCTGGTACTGGTCCTCTTCTCTGTTCACATCCCCAAAGGCATATAGGCCCTTCTGGTATCCCGCAGAACCGATTACCTGGTCGTATGACATGAGGCCGGAATCAGCCCGACTCCGCCCGCCCTTGCTGGTCCCCAGCGACAGGAGCTTGCCGGCTGTCTCGGCCGCGGCTGCCATCTCCAGCATGGCCTCGTCCCACAGCTCGAACTTCTGGATGGGCAGGCTGTCGGCTAGCTCCTTGGCTTTGCGGCCGAGAAGTTGAAAGCTCTCGCTCAAAACCGATAGGCTTTGGTCGGCGGTGCCGAACTGCTCGCCCTTCAGCAACTCCAAGAGCGAAGCACTGGGCCCCGCCCCCCTGCCGCCCCCACCCACAGCAACGCTGCCCTCCTGCCTGAAGATGAGAGGTTCTTTCTGTACACCAACCGCCTGGCCAGGTGTGCTGAAGCCGGGGCCAGCGTAGCTGGCAAAGCGACTTGCACCGGCGCCAATCATAGGCCAAGCCCCGGCCACCTCTGCCCGACGGCGGTCGCCTGCCCAAGCCGGCCGCTCTAGAATGTCGTCCGACTTGGTGCCGGGTGGACCGTGAAAGGCGATGGCATTGGCGAGTAGGATCTGCCACAGCGGGATGCCCTTTGCCAGACGGTCGTTGAGCGTAGTCAGGCTTGCCGTCAGGCTGGATACCGGCCCCTCGCTCAGGCGCAGTATAGCCGCCCCCGCCGTGATCTGCAGGTCCTCCCAGTTGGCCTTGAGCTGCTTGAGCTTGGTAGCCGAGTCCTCCATCATCTTGGCCACAGCGATACCCGCCTCGCCTGCGCTCTGCGCAATGCCGTCCAGTGCCGAGGCGAAATCATCGCCCCCCTTGCCGGTAAGGGCCATGATCGGGCCAAGGGCCTCCACGCCGCCGAACAACAGGGCCTGCGACTCGGCGCTACCCGCCGTAGCACGTGCAACCTCGTCCAGCATCCCCGTCAGGCCCTTTGCCTTCAACGCCTCGGCGTTGAAAACAAACCCTAGCCGCTCTGACTCCTCTGCCGCCTCGGATGACGGCTTGACCATGGCTGACACTACTTGCCCCAGGCCGCGCATGGCGCGCGTGGTGGGCACGCCTTGCAGGGTGAGGGCGACGGTAGCGGCCAGCACTTCATCAAGGCTAATGCCTGTCTGCGCCGCTATGCTGGCCACGTAGGAAATACCCTGCGACAGCTCCCCTACCGTGGTTTTCCCCATTCGCATTGAGGCGAACAGCTTGTCAGAGACCTGTGTAGCGCTTCCGGCCTCGGTCTTCCAGGCGTTCAGGATGGTCGTCAGCCCGTCGGCCGCCGTGGCTACGTCGGTAACACCGCCCAGCGCTAGCTGGTTGCTGACGCGTAGCAGGTCGGTTGCCTGAGCGGCATCGGTTGCCCCGGCGCTGATGATCTGGTAGAGAGCCTTCGCCTCGGTGACGTGGTCGCCACCGAACTCACGGGTGAGAGCGCGCACATTGGTCGTGAGGGCAGCCATGCCTGAGGTGTCCTTGAGCAACGTGGACACCTCCGACATGGCTGCGCCGAAGTCGAGGGCGGCGCGTGCCGCCTCAGTGAACTGGCCTTTGATGGCCCGGAAGCCGACGTAGGCACCCAGGGCGGCACCCAACTTGGTGAAGGTCCCATCAAGCAAACCGACGGCCTTGCCTGTCTCTCCCGCCTTGCGCCGCAGCTCGTCAAAGGACCTCCCTGCAGCAAGGGCGCCCGCACGGGTGCGGTCAACGATCTTGACACCGAAGGTGGCTTCGCTCATTCCGGGTCTCGCTTCCTGTTGCCCTTGCTGGTCTTGCCCTTCTTGTTCGGCTTCTCCGGGGCCTTCTCAGCAGTGTGCTTCAGGTACTCCGCATCAAGAGCTCGCAGCATGGCCAGCAGGTCCTCGAAGTCTCCGTCACCCGTCCAGCGGAATCTCTCGGCGTAGCGGTCGATTGCCTCGAAGGGAATCGGCCCGGGCGCGGCGCCAAACCCCGTCCCGATGATCGGCCTGGAGAGCGTCAGGGTTTGCCATGCTTCCCATACCGGGTGAAGGTCGTTTCGCAGCATCGGCCGTTCGTCCATGAACGGCGTCGGCCTGCCCTGCTCTACTCGGCGGTCGTACTGCCGGCGCCGGGCTTCGGGGAGCGCCCCCCACTCGAGCTGCCAGTGGAGGACGGCGACGAGTTTTTTGCCGCCTCCTCAAGGGCCTCGGCCCGGTAGACTTCCAGGGTGCGCGACAGCTCGAACACGTAGGATCGGAAGTCTGGGAGCTCGCGCAGGACCTTCATCTTGTTCGGCAGCGTCGGCTCGAGTGCGTTGCCGTCCTCGTCCGTCACTCCCTCCCAGTCCGTGATCGTCGCCTCTGCCATCGCCCGCACCAGCAGTTCAGTATCCTGCTCCGGGGACAACGTGCCCCGGTCGATCTGTGCCTGTAGGGGGCGCTGCAGCCGGCGCACCACCTCGCGGTACTTCGGACTCGTCAGCCGGGCAACCTTCACATGCACTCCCGGCACGACATCGCGGACCCAGACGCCCTCGGCTTCGACCGTCTGGTCCGTCTTGAACTGGCTGTACAGCGGACTGCGCTTCACGTCTTTCATGGCTCTCGCCCCTTCGCAGGTTGAGGGGGCCGGGGAGGCCCTGCGATGCCCCATCCCGGCCCCCAGAGGCCCGCAGGACTACCCTGCGGAGCCGCGGAGCCTCCGGTTTCAGCCCCCTACGTAGGCCGTCCCCAAAGACCCCGCCGCAGGCACTATGCCACGACCCGGCAGATCTGGATGGTCTTCTCCAGGGACGTGGCGCCGAAGGAGCCGCCCGCATCCGCGGCGAAGTCGAAGGCCAGCATCTTGTCCGTGTCGATGCCCGGAATGTCCCCAGGCTCCCCGCTCAGGGCCACCTGCGGCAGCTCGATGTGGTACCGGTTGCCGTTGCCGTCCGAGAGCGCGAAAGCCAGGGGGAACTTGGTGAAGGCCAGCATATCCCCCAGCACCGCCCAGGAGTCGTCATCGAGGTAGGTCTCGATGTTCCCGGTCAGGCTCAGGGTGCCAAGGCCAATCCCCCGCTTGGCTAGCTGGCCAAGCTGGGTCTGTGGACGGGTGGCCGTGGCCACGGACAGCGAGGCCTGAAACACGTCCCAAGCCACCGCTGTGTTGTCGATCCAGACGTCCGTGAAGGCGTCCACCTCGCTCATGACGTCGTTGCCAGCCGATGCTGTCACACTGCCGTTGCCGGCTTTCGCGGCTGCCTGGGCGATGCTCTTGCCCTGGAACCCGAAGGTGCCGTTGATGATGGCCTTGGGAGAAATCGTTATCCCCCAGTTGCCGATCCTGGCCCCGGTGATGAGGAACAGCCGGTTCGTCAGGTCCAGGAACTCCTCCTGCAGCGAGTAGCTGGGCGTGTTCGTCCCGTTGCGGATCTGGCTGGACTTGAGCGTGATCGTCGCCCCGCTGCCCTCGTCGGTCAGCGTCCCGCCCGTCACTGTCAGGGAGTAGGTGGAGAGCGCCGTCACCTTCCACCAGCCAGCGTTGGCCGGCGAGCCACCGACGTAGACCCACTGGCCCTTGGTGACGCCGGTCGTCAGGTCCGTGACGGTGCTGGTGATGTAGTTACCGCTGGACACGAAGGCGATGTCCGTGCCCGAGATGTTGACGGCAGCGCTCCAGTCGGCGTCGGCGCGGATGCCACCGCGCAGCAGCTCGTCGAAGGCCCCAGCGCTCCACTCCACGTTGTAGGTTGCGTTCGCGTCCGCGCCGACGCGCTTCATATCGGCGGCCTGCGCGTCGCTGCGGATCTGTGCCGAACGGATTGTCTCCAAGGCGTGGGCCATGGTGCCACCCGTGAGGAGCAGTTCGGTAAACGCCGCGGCCGGCGTCGTGCCCCAGTCTGCCTCCCGAAGGAAGGAGACCTGGATGCGGTTAGAGTCAGACATCACAGCCTCCTGGTAATGCCTCCGGTCGGGAGGCGACTAAGTGAAAGGACTCCGGTGTCGCGCAGGCTGTCCCTTCGCAGGAGGACCCGACCCCGTCCATCACGCAGTCACGTCGTCGTACTCGTAGGGCGTTTCTGCGTTGTACTGGAGCCACTGCTGGTCGTTGCCCACCCGGAGAAGGCCAGTAGCCTTCAGGCGCAGACCAGAGATGGTGACTCCCCTCATGGCTGTCGTGACGCTATCTCCTAGCGCCAGGGCTGCCTCATCACCCGCACCTTGCGGCGTGAAGACCTGCACGATCACCAGTCCCCTGTTCCTCCACAGCCGCGTCCCACCTATGGCGGCCTGCTGACTGTGGGGATCGGGGACCACGGTCACCCGGACCCATGCAGTTCCTGGCGTCGGGGTGAATGCCATGTTGGGATAGGCCACTCGCACCGCGGGCTGTAGGGTTGCCCACTGGACGACGAACCGGTCCATGATAGCCTGGTAGGTCGCTGTGAAGCTCACCGGAACATCCCCTCTACGCTGTTCAGCGTGACCCGTAGCATCCCATGCGGAGCCCGCCCTGAGTGCCCGCGCTCAAGGGCGCCAATGTAGGGCAGGTTGTTGTGGATCCAGATGGATTCACCCACACCCACCCTCCCGATGACTGCAGCACCTCGCAGTATCGTCCTATTGCCGTCTTTGTCTGGCAACGTGATTCCCACCCTGGGCCTGTCCCCGTTCGTGACTTGCCAGTTACCCCGGGCCGTCCCGATCTTCACTGGCGTCATCCCAACCACCCCCCGCAGTATATCCAGAGCGATCTTGCACTTGACCTTCTGGACCTGGTCCCCAAGCAGGTCCCCCCAGCTGGAAATCTCCAGGCTGAAGCTCTGGAAGTCATCCTGCACGGGTCACCCTCTTTCTCCAGACCTCACCAGGGACAGCCAGGGCCCTGATGCCGTAGTGCGCCCCCCCAGGGAGGAATCCCCACCCCAACAAGGCCGCTCAGCCTGTACAGGGCACTACAGACGCTCACGAGCCACCTCCGGTTGGCCGGCAGTGGGCCGAGTAGATCACGTCTACCCCTCCAGGGGAGGTCCGGGTGACGCTCAGCACCTCCAGGATCTCCGCCCCGTCTACGACCCGGCAGGAGGGTGTGGGCGTTACCGTCAGGCCCTCGGCTGCGATCAGGTACTTCCGGTCCCCCGACTGCACCAGCGTCCCGTCGATCTCCTGTGCTTGGAACTCCGTCACCACGGCCCTGGCAGCGTAGTCCGTGTTCGTCACGACCGGGCGGTAGGCCTTAATGGGGGCCGTCGTCGTCTGGACCCGCAGCGTCACCGCCTTGCCCTTGCTCTGGATTAAGGCGCCTGCCTTCGCCCGCAGCCCGGTATAGAAGGCCGTACTCATGCCACCCTCGTCACTGGCACAATACTGCCGTCGCCGCTCACTGACAAGGGCTCAAGGAGGCGCTTCACGTAAGGGAAGTCGGCTTCCGGGGAAGCCCAGTCCAGGTAGACCACCTCGATCACGTCCACCTTTTCCGACTTGACCCCACCTCCCCTGGCGAGGCTGGCATTGAGTGCGGCGTCGATGTGGGCCTTGGCCATCTCTGCCACTGCTGCCTTCACCTGCCAGGGAATTGTGGTGTCGGAGATCAGCCGGCCCTCGTCGTCGTAGCAACTCTGCCGCGGCCAGTCGAGCACCTGGTCGGTAGTATAGATGAGCCCGCCCCAGAGGAAGTGTTCATCCACCCACTGGGTCGCATACCGCAGGGCGGCGTCCTTGGCTGCATCCGATGCCCCAGTCCAGGCGGCCGGGCTACCGTGATTCGCCCAGTAGGCGGTTGCGTCTGCGCGGGCCAGGTAGCTGTCCGCCCCCGTGACAACCGTTCCATCTTCGACGACCAGGGCCATCTCAGCCTCCGCTTGCCTTCACGGCGTTTGCGGCTGCGGCGGCACGGGTCGCCACGGCCATGTCACCCTCGGTTGCGGCTACTACCCGCTGCCGGGCCTCGGCCGCAGCCTTCTCCCGTGCCTCGTTCTCCTCGGCTTCCCGGGCCTCCAGGTACCCCTGGATCAGGGCCCTGGCGTCCTCGTCTTGCTCCATCAGGTCGCGCACCCGCTGCGCGAACGCCATGGTCTGACGCATCTCCGACTCCAGCGCCCGTAGCAGAAGGAGCTGTCGGTGCTGCCCGTCGCGGCCGCCGGAAATCTGCATCACCGCCGTCAGGCCCTCCTGCATCACGTCAACA